CTTGGCTTAAGGTACACTATCCACGTGTTATTAATTGTGCAAGTGTTGCTCTTACGTTACTTTTCAGACGTGTTCTCGGTCCATGGATGAACATGGTTCACTCCAGTTACTCCAAGATCCGAACAAAAGTCGGAATCAATGCTCACGATGTTGACTGGAAAATCTTATATGACACTCTTTGTGCTATAAGTCCCAACAACATTATTGAACTTGACTATTCCGGCTATGAATATAACCATCCCCAATTTGGTTTCATTCTTGCCTCTGAGATGATTTATCGTCTCTACATTCGCTCCGGCTTTTCTGAGAAAGACGCGGCTGCCGCCCGTTTACTCATTCGCTCCTGCTGTGGTGGTTTCGTAATTCAAAACGAAGTATTAATCTACATCTGGATGCTTTTATCCGGATTACCTATCACTGCTGAACTTAATTCTTTATTGAACGAAATTTACCAGATGTTTGCTTACAAGAAGCTAACCAATCTTGCGCTCGTCACGATGCGTGAAAAAGTTGCCTCCGCTTTTTACGGAGACGATCTACTTCATTCTGTCTCAGACGATCTCAAGGACGTGTTCAACGCTCTCACCGTCCAAAAATTTTGCGCCGAAGTCCTTTCTATGAAGGTTACTCCTGCCGCCAACAAGACTGGCTCTTTGCCAGCCTTTGTTACGATCTTGGAATGTTCCTTCCTTTGTCGCAAATTTGCCCCTCGAGAGAATCGCGTTGATGCCCCTCTCAATATTGATACTAGTACCAACTCATTACAGTATTATGTCCCCGTTGCCCATATGAGTCAGAAGGAATTGATCTCCGCCAAGTGTCGTTCTTTTCTTACTGAACTCACTCACTATCCTCCCGAAGTGTATAAACACTGGGCCGATATCCTCTCCTTCCTTAAAGCCAAGCACAACCTCGATTTCATTTGCTACGACTACCCTGCCGCTCTTTCACGCAGGGTTCAGATGCCCCACTTAGATTAAACCCTAAAATGGCTCTGCAAGCCACCAGTGTGTTCTAGGCTCTGGCTCCGCTCCTTTCGCCAACCTATAAAAATTGCAGTAAAGTATATCGCTGATTTCACGAATACATTGAACTTTGACCCCCAGGTGTAATTAGCCTTAAAGTCGAGAAATTAAATAAATTACCGAATCCCTTTCTACTATAACTTCGATTTTAGTTGCAACTGTGGCCATTTGCCACGCACTAGAATCAATCCGCGAGTACAAGCGCGCCCGTTCAGGTAAAATTAGACCCAATTCTGCCTCGACCCCTGTCCACGCTATGGAAGATGAACTTGCTCGCGACGCTCTCCGTCAAGAAGCAAATCTTACTCTAGCCCAAGACAACCTTACTACCACCCAAGACTCTGTCGTCCCTGAAACAGTGGGAGTCGCCTCCACCGAGGACACTTTCCACTGGTCCCAGCCCAGTTTCGACCAAGTTGTCTCCCGCTGGTATCGCATTGCCACCCCAACTTGGGCCTACACCCACAGCCAGGATACTAATATTCTAGGCCTCGACATTTCCAAATCTCTTTTCAACATTCAAACTCTTTTCGACCGCGTCAAGCGTTACCGTTACTGGAGAGGTGGTGTTAAGCTCCGACTCCAAGTCAACTCAACCCCTTTCCACTACGGCTCGCTCGTCGCCGCCATTATTCCTTATTATACCGTAACTGAATCCGCCAGTCCTGCTTTTGCTCAGGAAACTACCACCTACGCTCTTTCCGGGCAGAAATGCTTCGGAATTCTTTCCGCCAATACTGGCAAGCCCCTCGAATTGTCCTGCTCTTTTCAAGTCCCCAATGAATACTTGGACATTACTCAAGCCACTGACGTTCAGCCTTTCTTTCTTTATGTAACCGTTATGAACCCCCTTAAGGTCGCTGGTGGTGCTACCACCCCTTCCTTACAGCTCTCCATCTTTGCCCAATTCACAGATTTCGAAATTTTAGCTCCTTCAGAAATTACGGCCAACTCTAGCTCCAAAAAAGTTGTTGCCGCAGACAAAGAACAATCCAACAAGATGAAGCAAGGTACACTAGGTAAAGTTGCCGGCACTGTTTCTGACATTGCCAGCAAGCTCACTTCCGTTCCCGTCGTGGGCTCTATTGCCTCAGCTGTCGCCCCAATAGCATCTGCTGTTGGTGGAATCTTCGACTTCTTCGGATGGGACAAGCCTACTAACGTCTCTTCTCAAGTCTTCACGATTGAGAGAGCCGCCCGTGGATTACAACACGGTAGTGGTCTTGACCCCTCTGAATGTGTCGGACTTAAACCCGAACAAAAATTGTCTACTGAAACTAAACACTTCGGCGCCGATGATCCAGCCACTCGTGGTCTGCTCGCTCTTATACAGACCCCTATGTGGGCTGGCTCTTTTACGATTCCCAACAACCAAGTTGTTGACAACGTCTTTAAAAAGATGTACATTCGTCCTTTTGCTCCTGATGTTAACTACACCATTCCTACCGAAACGCAAAGACACGATTACCTTTCGTACTACAGCCAGTTCTTCAAAGCTAGCCGAGGTGGATATAAGTACATCATTCATTTCGATACTTCCGCCTACACTACTGCTCGAATCCGCCTTACTTTTGAACCCTCAACCAATAATGTCGCCGCGATCACCGATGGTGGAGATTCTTTCTCTCGCATTGTCGATGTTCAAGGTGCTACCACGATCGCTGTCGAAGTACCGTACTGTTATCCCAGCGCCCGCATGCCGATTTCCTACTCCATTACCAACACAGGTGTCGCCAATGGACAACTACTGTTCTCTTTAGTAAATCCAGTCCAGACCAATGGTTCCTCCCCTGATGTTATCTATGTCAATATATTCCGCTGCGCCGCTGATGATTTCAGATTCTACCAACCTCACATCTTCGTCCCGACCAAAACTTATTTAGTTGCTGCCGCTTCACAAACCGCTACTCCAAATACGCGAATTCAAGCAAATTCCATTTCTGAGCTTGCGCAAGGTCCTACTCCCTGTCTAGGAGATGGACCTAAAGTTATGTTTGACAGAGTGACCGAAGATGAAGAAGTCCTGTCCCACAACGATTTCTTACACCGGTATCATGTCGCCCAAAACACTGATGCCTCTAATCAAACGGTCCTCTATCCTACTTCAGGAGACGCTTTCTATTACCTAACTCCTTTCCGCGCCTATCGTGGCTCCGTCAGAAGAAGTCTAATCGATGCTAACTGTCAAGTCATCGGTTTGGCCTTTAGCTCCGTTGGTTCCAACAACACCGAAGCTATTTCTGCTGGTGGCTACATGCATCAGATTTCCGGTGGAGCGAGTACTCAAGTTCCTATTGAGATACCCTATAACAACAATGTTCGCTTTCTTCCCTTACGTTTCCCCGAGACGCTCTATCTCGATGCTTACGTTCGGCTTTATGACAGCAACAATGCCACTCCCACCCCCACAGTCTGGTCAGCCGGAGACGATTTCACACTCGGTCTACGTTCTGCTCCCCTTCCTATTAAGATAACCATCCCCTAATTTTTCCTCAGAAAATTATTATTTCGTTCAGATGAAGCACGGCCTCTTTAGCCGCGTCTTTGTAACGCTTAACCCTCCCCAATTTTTAAACCCTTTTTATAATGGTGGGCCACGCTATCTATGAGATACAAAA